TGGATAGCCAAATCACTTGACCTGTAGTTTTATCCCAAATCTCGTAAATCAAGGCTTCCCGTGAACCTTCGCCCATCTTCTCATTAAAGTTCTTGGAAGTGTCAGGCTTGGTATCAAGCGGAATCTTGCCACCAAGTTCCTCGCCAAAGCGTTCTACAAGGGCAGGGCGTTCCATGTAAACCTTGCGCCATACTGCGGTTACTTCTTCCCATGTACGGGCAGTTGTCAATCCAAAGTCACGCCAGTAAACATAATCGACTGGTGCGCATTCGTACTCTATGCGTTCCTCGTTCTCACGATAAATACCGCCTTCGGTTTCAGCTTCGTCTGTATCTTCAGTAACTTGGAAGCCATCTTCAGGCGCATCACCAGCTTCACCGCCAGCTTGACCAACAATATGCGGCTCATAGCGAACCCATGCCGTACCACGCCCACCAAGTAAACGGTCTTGAACCGCTTGCTTCATTGCGCTGGCATAGTCACCATAATGCTCAATTTCGTACTCTAATGCCCGTTCTAGCATCATTGACGCTACACGACCGATTGGGTCGTTATCACGGAATCTACGGCTTACATCGGGTCTTGGAAGTCGTGCAAATACCGCTGGGGTAATTGTCTGTACATTGCTCCACAGGATATTGAACTTGGCATTAGGATTGTTACGGCTACGGGAATCGTCACGATACCGCTTAACGATCTTATCGGCTCTGCCTTCCCATTCTTTAAATGTACGCTCGTACTGGGCGATGCAGTTGTACCAATCTTGGTATGTGTGTTCCATGTTTATATCCTAGTATTCGTGATCTTGGGGGTAGATTTCCACATTTCGTTCAGGGTTACATCCGTTTGCCCGACATGAAGTCCTTTAACGCTTGTATCTTTGAGGATAGGACTATCTTCATCTTTCCATACAATTGACAAATAACGGAACGCATCGGCAGAGTGGCTTGTCCAATCATGTTTCGGGCGGTCATTAAAACATTTTTTATCATCATTCCACTCTCGTTGGTACTGGCGCAAACATTCGATTCCTTCTTCACACCTATTATCAAACCAAGCACGGGTTAATGCAAGTCGTGTTGCTTGTATTCCGTCTTGAATTGACAGATTTGGTACGATTTTTAGGTGTTTTATGTCAATTTTTGCAGATATTTGCTCGATTATGCTCTTTCCACCGCTTGCTAGTGTTTTTGCTCTAGCGTCATGTGGCAGGTAATGATAGCCATATTTGTACCCAAACTCATCTTCTTTTTGGTCAAGCAGCATGATGTAAAACGGTATAGATTGACCGTTGCTGGAATGATGGTCTAGCACCCTAATCTCACCGTAAACCACCTGAAACCACCATATGCTTGTGGAATCGTTAAAGCCTAAGTCCCAAGCCGTATGGCAAGGGAACATTGGGTCATAGTCCACCGTTGTAATGCGCTCTAAATCCGTGATTCTGCGCATTTCCTGCCCATAGTACGCCCCAAGTATGGCAGCTTCAAATGAGCATAAGAACTCTTGTTCGTACTGGTTGTCTGACATTGTTGCCTTGGCATCGTCTAGTTCTGACTGCGCCAGCAGGTTGGTTTGGTCAGCCCGCAAGACTTTGGTGTACCAATTGGGCTTTTTAGTGGCTTCGTTGTATATATCGTAAAAGGCGTTGTGGCCTTTTGGTGTTCCAATGAATGTGGCCCAACCGAGGCGGTCTGCCAATAATGGACGAATAATCTCACCCCATACGCTAGGCTTCATGTCAGCCATTTCGTCCATCACTACGCCATCTAGGAAATTGCCTCGGAGTGCATCGGGATTATCAGCCCCAAATAGCCTAATCCGTGCGCCATTGACCAATTCCACCCATAACTCTGACTGGTTGGCTTTTGTCATAACTGGCTCGGAAAAGCGTTCCAAGTACCGCCAAGCCACTGATTTAGCCTGACTGTAAAAAGGCGCAATATAGGCGTATTGAGCGTGGGGCTTGTTTTCTAGCAGGGCTTTGACGATTAGGTCGTTAATACAGGCTACGGTCTTGCCACAACGCCTGTGAGCCACGATTACTGCCCAGCGTTCCTTACGGCTGTGGAAGTCCTCAAAAACGGCTCTTGGGCGGTATTTGAGCTTTATGTCCCTACTCATCTGCCCAAGATATTCTTAGGTCTGTGCCATTAGCCCCAGTTACCTCGTTTACTTGCGTTTCTTTCCACCTTGCCCGTGTCTTTAGCCAAAAGATAGCGGCAGCCGTATTGCCCTTCTTGGCTTGGCTAAACAATGTACCAGCAATGGCAGCGTTGGCGTCTATACGCCCTTCGTCTAATTCGTCCTTGTAATACTTAACCAATGTATCAGCACTAATCTTTAGCCTTGTGGCTATGTCTTCATGGGGGCAACCTAGCGCAGAAAGGCGTTTAACCTGTTCTTGCGTGGCTTCTGTGGGTATATGTTGTTTTCCTTGTGCCATTTTATAACTCCGAAAGCACGGCTTTTTTGCCAGTAAAGTCTTCCCAACGCTTAACGATTACATCGCAGTATTTTGGGTCTAATTCCATTAAATAGGCGTGTCTGCCGTGTTTTTCAGCAGCTAATAGGGTTGTGCCACTGCCGCCAAAGCTATCAAGAACAATATCCCCACCCTTTGTGTTGTTGAGCATCTGGTACTCAAACAGGGCTACAGGCTTCATTGTTGGGTGTTCACCGTTACGGCTTGGCTTATCAAACTCCAAAATAGTCGTTTGTTTGCGGTCAGTAGACCAAAGGTGTCCTGCGCCTTCTTTCCACCCATATAAGCAAGGCTCGTGCTTCCAATGGTAGTCTTGACGACCCATCACCATAGTAGACTTTTTCCATATGAGGCATTGGCGCACCTTCCAACCAGCATCGTGGGCAGCACCTCTAAAGTTGTAGCCTTCTGAATCAGCATGCCATATATAAAATACAGCCCCTGCCTTCATAACGGTATCGGCAGTAACATACGCATCCCGTAGAAACTGGCGGAAGCCTTCGTTATCCATAGAGTCGTTCTGTATGGTTAAAGCATCTTTAGTCTTGCCTTCGTAAGCTACATTATATGGGGGGTCAGTAAGCCACATATCTACTTGGCGGTTATTTACTAACTTTTCCATATCTGTAATGCTACAGCTATCCCCGCACATAAGTCTATGATTTCCAAGGATATATATATCGCCTACCTTAGTTTTTGGCTCTTCGGGTACATCAGGCACAGCATCTTCGTCTGTCAGCCCTTCAGTTACTTCAGGCTCAAGCAATGCGTTTAGTTCTTTATCGTCAAACCCTAGCAATGCAAGGTCAAAGCCTTCATCTTCTAAGTCTTTCATTTCAATAGATAGCATTGCTGTGTCCCACCCTGCGTTTAATGCCAGCTTATTGTCAGCGATGATATAAGCCTTCTTTTGGCTTTCAGTCATATCTGAACAATCAATTGTGGGTACTTTGTCTAGCCCTAGCTTTTGGGCGGCCATCAATCTGCCATGCCCAGCAATAATGCCGACCCCGTCTACCAATATAGGGTTTCTAAAGCCAAATTCTTTGATGCTGGCGGCAATTTGCCCTACTTGTTCAGGGCTGTGGGTTCTGCTGTTCTTTGCGTAAGGGATTAGCTTATTTACAGCTACTTCTTGAATTTTCATATTTAACCAAGTGGTTGATTAAGATAAGTTAATTCTACTCTATTTTGTTGATTTGTTGTTGTAATAGATCTTTGCGGTTTATTGGTTTATTGTTTTGTTCTAATATTTTTACATCGGTAGGATCAAATATTGAATAAATATTGGCGTTGTTTTTGCCGCTTTTATCTTTTTTTATAATGCCTTGTATTCCTGCTTCTTGCAAAAAAGGCGTTGCTTTTGCGCCATCACCAAACTTTTCAGAAACAAACATAAATAAATCACCGCCTTTGTAATTGTCATAAATGTTAGGCGTTTTATCTGTTTTTATTGAATAACCATATTTTTTAAAATCTGCTTTTAGTTCATCTTCATATTTTTTTATAAAATCCATGACTATTTTTGGTTGCTGGGATAAAGGTGCATCAAAATTAATCATTTGTGCAATTTTTTCATCGGGCAAATCAATTTTATATACATTTTTACCAAAATTTTTAGCAAAATCTTCAGTGTCAGTAGCGTAAACACCTTTACCTAAAGCATTAACACCTCTACCTGTACCAACTTTTTCCAAATCAAATTTACTAAATTCATGTGGACTACCATGATAGGCCGTAATTGGCTGGATCATGCCTTGCTTGACCATGTAATTTTCAGCCATCATCCCTGCTTTTGGGGCTAATGCTTTAGCGGTGGCTACTGCTGCTGGGGCGGCAAAAGGGGCTGCCATACCTGCATATCCAATCGGTTCGCCTTGACTGTAGCCTTGCATATATGGTGCTTGGTTAGGGTCTAGTACGCTCATTTCTGTAGGCGGTAGGCTCATTGCACCTGCGGCAAAGCCTGTTTCCCTTGGCATAGGGTTTTTGCCTGTAACTAGCTGTGTAAATGCTTGCGGATTGGTCATAAAACGCCTAGCATCGTTAGGCAGTTCTACTAACCTGTTCGCACCTTGGCGCAAGAGTTCAGCCAACTTATCCATTACTTAACTTCTTTATCCAAGTCTTTAAGTTTGTTAGCAATTGCGGCTCTACGCTCTAAACGCAAACGCTGTTGTTTCTCTAATGTAGATTCTTTGTGCGGTTGCAGCAAAGAGTTCTCAGGTTTGATCTTTTCTTTTTTAAACATTACATATCCTTCATCTTGGATTCAATCATTTCTCTGCGTGTAGGCTTGGCAGCATCTTTAAAGTCTTGTGCGCTGGGTGCGCCTTTTGACCCTACTTTGCGCATTTTTTCGCCCGAACCCGCTTCGATCCTAGCCCTTTTTTTTGCGATATTTGCGTACAAACCGTTTTTCATATTAACAACTCCATCGTTTGCGGGCAGCTTTGCCCCTTTCGCCAGTCCATCCTGCCGACCTTGCACAGAAGCTATCGTGCCTTGGGCCACTAGATTGGGGTGCTTGTAAATTAGCATTGTTCTTGGCGTTGTATGCTTTTCTGCCTGCAGCCGTCATACCTGCGCCTTCTTCTACTGATTGGTAATGACGGCCTTTGCCTTTAGTTGTCTTGGCAATAGGCTTATCGTGCTTTTCTACTGCGGCACGAATGTCATCCCTTCTACTCATGCTTTTTCTTCAATGTACTTGGCATAAGCATCTTCTAGCTTGGCTTTGCGATCACCTTTAGCGTTCTCACGCTCAACGCTAAGTGCAATGGCTACGGCTTGTTTCTTAGGCT